ATGATCGATTTAGAAGTTGCATATCCATCTTTATCATATTCTGCTGCTAGCTCAATCTTCGTAGATGCACCCATTATGGAATCAACTACAATTGTTACTAATCTGTCTTTGTCTGATTTACGTACACCGTCAACGATAGTTTCAATCGTTTCAAAGATTTCCTCTACCGTTTCGAGTGGTACATATAACATAGTTTTCAAATCGGCGCCGATTGCAGTCAAGAATTCCGAACTAGTAGCTGACTCAGTATCAATATAAACTGCTAACCCTCCTTTTTTCTGCGTTTCTGCTAAGGTATGTGCTGCTAGCAATGATTTACCCGACGCTTCTAACCCTGTTATTTCGGTTATTCTACCAACAGGGAATCCTCCATTTGGTCGATTAGATATTGCCAAATCCAATGAATCACACCCAGACGATATCCACTCTTTCACATTACTAGGAGAATCATCATCTCCATCTAAAAAGAATGCAGTCTTTAGTGCCTGTCCTTTGAATTGTTTATTTATACTATCAGCTAATGTGTTTGCTAATACATCTTCCAGTTCGTTCTTGCTTTTGCCTTTTTTCTTTGCCATTGAAGCCCCTACTTGTTAAATAAATCGTTAAATGCTGCTGCTACATCTGTTTGCTTTTCTTCGGTCTTTGTTTCCGTAGTTGCATTATCAGTGCTAGATGTGTCTGTTGTTGAGCTAGATGGTGTGCTAACGTCTGAACTGTCGTCTTCTGGATTCATCCAATCTTTAAGAGCTTGTTCTAACTCTTCATAAGTTGGTTCTGGGAAGATATCGGTGATAGTCGGCTGATTCATAATCTTTTCTGCAATTGCTTTGTCTTCAGTTACCGCTGATGTATTAGGTTTAACACGAATAGCAGTTTTAGGATATCCTCCACCTTCTGCTGGTGTAAACTCTACGTCGATGTCACGACCATTTAATAGATCGGTGATATCACCATAATCCGGATCAGATACAATTGAAAGCAATTCAGTGTAAATTGTTTTGCCAAATCCCCAAAATTTAACTCCTTCAGATTCTTTACCTCTTACGATAACCGGAACATATGTTCTCATTTTAGGTTCGATTTTACGACCCATTAGCCAATCATCTTTGTCACCAGTCTTTTTTAGTTTTTCTGCAAATTCAACTACTGGATCTGCATTACCGAATGATACCGGTGATAGCATTGATCTTTTAGCAATGTCATAATGAAAATACAATTCTAAGAATGGATTATCTTTGCGATGAACATACGGTACGATTCTTACACGTGTCTTACCAGCTTCTGGTTTCCAAAGATTGTTTCGACGATCGTTGTTGTTGTTTAATTGATTAAGTTTTGCCTTGATGGCGTCTAAATTAAGTCCCATTGAAGTCCTTTTTTTTGTTAAGTTATTAATTTATGTTATTTATTAATTATATATTAGATAATTAAATCGTTAAGTCCAAGTAATTGTTTAAGTTTTTTATTGTATTATACTTTATTTTCTATAGTATCCCAATCTACATCCCATTCATAATCTCCGCCGCCCATAACAACAGCTTCTGCCTGAACTGTCCATTTACCGCCATTTTGATCTGTACCCATTAAATCACCATGCCAAGTATAATTGTCTACCTGATCCTCTAACTCATAGTCATCAAAATCAATGTTAACTGTTTGGCCTTTGTGATTGTATATAACATTAACATAAGGCAAGGATCCTTTAATGTCAATTACTTTGTCGAGTGGTGGTTGAGTTTGTTCGGGCAGATTCTTGGTTGCGAATCTCCTCATATTTTCTGCTAGTATTCCTGATACGTGTTTCATATTATCCATATTTAAGTTCATCTTTTAATTCTTTAACTATTACCAAGAATTCTTTAGCTAGTTTCTTATCTTCTTCAGGTGTTAAATAATCATTATCATCAAAAAATTTGTCTGCTGTATGATTCAATTCTTGCGGTAAATTGTCGTCTAAATAATTTAGTGGATAATCTCCGCCAAATTCGCTAGTTAGATCATATAGTTGGTCATATGCTTTTTGAGCTAATCCTTTATTATTATATTTCTTTTGATTTTGATTAGGAGATGAACTTGATTCGATATCTGGTGCATAGTGAATTGCTCCAGTTTCTTGATCTCCAATACCTGTAGGTCCTGTCATTACATTGAATCGAGTACCTGGTATTATATTGCTCAAAGCATCTCGTATATCAAAATAGACATCATCAATTTCTGTTTTAGCCGGGTCAATAAAAATTGTTAATGGAGCTTTAGTACTACCATATGCTATTTCAGTATCTGCTGTAGCATCAATCATTCCCAACTTTTTCAATGACGGTGCTTTTTTAATAGTATTTAAAATATCTGTTGAAATATTTTCTTGTAAACTAACTACATCTGCAGGCAGATTCTTAGTATGAAATCTACGCATGTTTTCTTTTAAAATATTTTTCATTGTTTTTACTTTATTACTTATATACCTTTTGATTTTTGCCATGGGCGTACTCGATACCCATAATTACTTGTATCTCCCTGTGTTATGCTTCTTGCGTGGTTTAACAAATGCGTTAAGATTCTAATAATATCATTCTTAATACCTTTAAAGTCCGGACGTGTTTGGACGGTTGGATATAATTCTCTAAA